TATATTATTTCTCTTCTATAAATAATTAAAATGAAATTGAAATTTAATGTAAAATTAAATAATAATTCTACCTAGGTATAAAAATTAATTTCTTTTTATAAATTAAGATTGAATGTCATATCAACTTTCATTACAAGAATATTTAAAAAAATTTAGTTCAATTAATAATAAATTTATTGATGATTTTTTCAACCTTTATGATGAAAATACTGAAGATAACGATTATGTTATAAACATTGATGCTGTTTCAAAATGGTTAAAAATACTACGTGGTAATATAAAAAAAACTCTAGCTGAAACATATCGTGAAAGAATAGATTATAAAATAACAATTAATAAATCTACTAATGCTGGAAGGCCAAAAGAAACAATATATCTAACACCCGATTGTTTCAAACGTATATGTATGCTTACTAAATCGACAAAAGGTGAAGAAGTTCGTTCTTATTATATCCAACTAGAAAAACATATTGATAAATACAAGGATAATATAATTAATGATTTACGGACTCGCGTTCAAGTATTGGAGCGTAACATGAAACCTATTGAAATATCTAAAAATGAAGGTGTTATTTATGTTCTTAAAACACCTGAAGATGTTGCGTTAAAAGATGTATATAAAATTGGTTCTACTGAAGATTTCAAGTCTAGATTAACAACACACCATACTAGCCATGCTGATAATGTTGAAGTAAAACACGTTTATAAAACTAGTGATGTAAAAGGTGTAGAAAGATGTTTAATCGCAGTACTTAAGGAAAAACAATATCGCAAACGAAAAGAATTTTATGAGATTAATTTAGAATCATTAAAAGAGATAATTAGCAAATGTGGTGATACACTAGCATTAGTAAAAAAGAGTAAAACATTAAAAACTGTTATAGGTGGTGGTAATAAAGAAGATGGAAAATATTATATATATTTGCATAAGGAATCCAAATAATTAAATGTATTACCAAACAGTGTTATATTAGTTAATAAGGTATTCTCTAGAAGAATTTGTTTTCTTCTATATTTTCTCTTCTAGAAATAGTTCAAGAATATCTTCTAGAGACACCAAATAAAAAACTATGTTAAATAATAAGAATAACTAGACTAGAAATATGGATATTAAAAAATTCAAGGAACAGATAAAACGTAGTTGCCATTTTACGGTACCATCTAACCAAAGAAAGAAATGTATAGATACTATGATGTGTAAATGGCACAATTGCCAAAAGGAACAACAAGATTCAGCAAATAGCCAACTTACAGAAGAAGAACGTAAATCTTGCAAAAATAAAGATATTAGTAAAGAAATTGATTGCGAACAAAAAAAACTGTTGAAGAAGGGATTATTAGATAAAGCAGCTGCGTTAGATCATTGTACTGCTAATAAATGCCCTCAAATAAGAATTTTTAAAAAAAAAGCCGGTCGCGAATTGGTAAAGAGTATTAGGAAATCAAAGAAAACTCCAATGATTGCACAAAGAGACAAATGTATGAAAAAATATTGTTCTAAGGAAGTACAAGACAGCAGTAATAAATTTAAAAAACTATTAGAAGATGGATATGATTGTGAAAAGAAATTTGCAACGTACAAAGAACAACTAAAATGTATTGGTAAACCTAGTAAACAAGCTAACAAAGCCGGTTTAAAAGCTAATGCTTGCAGAATAAAACATTGCGACATACAACCTAGCAATAGCAATAAAAAGAATAACAATAATAATAACAATAAGAAAACTAACAAAACTAAGAAACAAACAAAGGTAAACTAAGAAACAAACTAAAAAAATTAATCAAATAGTTATATCTAGCCTATATCTAGCCTATATCTAGTTTGATAGTGAAATTAAGATCATGCTAGATTCTTATGAGCTAGATTATTCTTAGGTATGCAATAATAATTACAGAAGCTTGTATAATTGATACCGTCATCATCATCATTATTGGAATTGGCGTTGGTATCTTTAGAATAATCCCGATTAGCAAAATGGGGTATGTAGATTTGCCGGCCTTTTTCACCCTCAAATGGAGAATCAAATTTAGAAACAGGATTTAATCCCGGTTTATGATAGAACAGACCATCGTGCATTTGTTTATAGAAATGATAGGTTGAATCGGGTTCTATAGTAAGTGCGCCTTTATAATAGCCACGGGGGCAGCGTGTATTGAAATTCACAGGAATCAATGTTGGATTATCTTCTAGAAGCTTTTTATGCATTTGTGGGCATTTGTAAATTCGTTCTTTGGTCTTATCACTACCAGTACGTTTGATTAAGTCAAAATCGCCAGGTTGCGGTTTCAAATCTCCACATCCGGAATCATCAATACATTCTTCTACAGTTTTATATTTTTTACTACAAATTTCGGCACATTTTTCTTTAACAGCTTTAACTTGCCGATTAAGAAAATATGAATAACAATTATGAGAACCTTCGATTAAAGGATCTTTCCATAGTTGTATATCTGGCTCTGGTTCATCACCGGATAAGAACTTTTGCAAATAACTCTTACAATTTTGATGGAGTTTACAGAAATCAGAATTGGTAAGTGCTTGACTAGGACAACGATCATACGTATTGAAATCAGTCTCCGATTTGTAATTAATACACATGCATCGTTTAGGATTTTTAACTATGGTACTATCATCATTAGGATTGTAATATTTATAAACCCAATTACCTTTTTCATTTTTAATATATAATTTATCAAAATAATCTTGATTTAAATTGCTAGTTATACTTGTATGTTGCATATTATTGGTTTTAGTATTAGTTTGTGTATTGGTTTGTGTATTGGTTTGTGTATTGGTTTGTGTTTTAGTATTGGTTTGTGTTTTGGTTTTAGTATTGGTTTTTCTTTGATTTCTAATTTGTTTTCTCTTAATTAGAAATTGTTTTTTGCTAGCAGCAGCTGTACTATGTATTTTATAATATTTTTTATTTGATTGTAATATTTTTTGTTTTTCTTCTAGAGTAGACATTCTGGCGTTTGCTATTTGCTATTTGCTATTTTTATTTGCGATATTTATTTAAGGCATAACATTTAGATACTAATATTGCATATATATAATAAAATGCAGGATACTAAATATATAACCTGTTATACTTATAACAATATTGGAATTGCATTTCGTATTGTCTTAACAGTAATTACTTATTGGATAATATATAAATATTTATATGAAAAAGAAGGAAAGAAAAGTCTATATATAACAAAAGGTAATTGGAGGTTCCTGGCATTTGCGGTTATTCTAACTATATTAGATTTGCTAGATTTGGTAGATTTTGATTGGGGATTAACATTTTTTCATAAACCGGATTGCTGGAAAAAATTTTATTATCAAATAACAGATAAAATAAATGATTCGCTTAGTTATTTAGCATCATGGTATTTATTTGGTCTAGATAATCTTTATCTCTATTTTGCATTATTTAGATGTATTGGCGTTGTATTATTTGGGTTATCTAGAAATGCAATTTATTTAATTCTATTTCCGGATTTGAATAAAGAATATCTAGTATATCTATTCCTTTTTGGCTATAATTATAGTTATATATGGCTTCTAGTGCTAGGTAAGATGGCTTATGAATATTACCATCATACAATTAAAAATAAGCGAGAGTACTAATTTATATTAGACATATCCGCCAATTAAATAGGTTAAATAGATTAAATAGGTTATAAATATTCCAGATAATTCTAGTAGTTCTAGAATGCAAAATATAAGTATATCTAAATAATAGAATATCTTCAGTGTCAATATAATATTGCAAGTAAGTAAGGAATAAAAGATAAAATATGGGTGGTGGTTTAATTCAATTAATTGCAGTAGGAATACAAGATATATATCTAATAGGAAATCCTCAAATTACCTATTTCAAAACAGTTTATAAGAAACATACTAATTTTGCGATTGAATCTATATATCAATCTATTGATGGACGCACTGATTTTGGCCAGACTATAGAAATTACTATATCTCGTAAGGGTGATCTAATAAAAGATATTATATTTGAAGTTGTTTTACCGGCATTGCCTCAGGGTTCCAATGGTAGTGGTTATTATTGGACTAATGGAATAGGAAATGTATTATTAAAACAAATAGATTTAGAAATAGGCGGGCAATTGATTGACCGTCATTACAGTGAGTGGCTAGATATTTGGAGCCAACTTACTATAAATGAAAGTAAAATAGGCGCTTATAATGCAATGGTAGGTAATTTTAATACTATAAGTTCCTTGCAAGTGTGCGCTGCGAATCCATTTAGATTGCAAATACCAATGTTTTTCTGGTTTAATCGTGAATGGGCGCATTGTTTACCATTGATAGCATTGCAATATCACGAAGTAAAATTAAAAGTATTTTTAAGGGATTTTGCAGCTTGTTATAGAACATCTATATCTATGCCTGCATTAACGGGTTATAGTATCCAAAGTCTAAATGTATGGGTAGATTATATTTATCTAGATATGGATGAAAGACGAAAATATGCAGACAAATCACACGAATATCTTATCGATCAATTACAATTCTCGGGCGATACTACTATTTCTAGCGATGCTGGTGGTGTTTCAACTAAATTAAATTTCAATCATCCTGTGAAAGAATTATATTGGATAAATACACGTAATGATTATTTGCAAGTCGATCCTTTAAATGGTAATCAACAATTAAATTATTCACTAGACTCTAACACCCCTGAAACTTTTACCAACGGATTATTACAATTAAATGGCGTGGATAGATTTAATTCTAGAAGTGCAAATTATTTTCGACTAGTTCAAAATTATCAATATCATACGCGTTATTCATCTAAGAATATATACACATATTCATTTGGACTTTATCCTGAACGCTATCAACCTAGCGGAACGTGTAATATGTCTAAGATTACAAATGTAAATCTTTATCTAGATTATACCGGCATCAATAAAACCGGACAAAACCAAATTCTCAAAGTTTTTGGTGTTAACTACAATATATTACGAATTATGAGCGGAATGGGCGGATTATCATTCAGTAATTAGTTGCAAATTTATTATGTTTATAGTTTTTATAGTTTTTATAGTTTTTATAGTTTTTATAGTTTTTATAGTTTTTATAGTTTTTATAGTTTTTATAGTTTTTATAGTTTTTATAGTTTTTATAGTTTT